ACAAGACTTCTTCGGAACTTGCCAAGTTGAAGAAAGAAGCCCTCGACAAATTGTCGGAGGACGAAAAGGCAAAAGCGATTGCCGAAGAAGAGATGAACACCCTTCGTGCAAGAAATGCGGAACTTGAAAAGAACGCAACGATTGCGACATACAAGGCGAAGTACCTTGCCCTCGGCTATGACGAAGCACTTGCGAGTGCAAATGCGGAAGCATTCGCCAACGGGGATATGGATACGGTATTCGCCAATCAGCAGAAATTCCTTACCGACCACGATGCGAAAGTTAAAGCATCTATGCTTGGCAAGACACCTACTCCTCCCGCCGGAAGCGGTAGCGGTGTCGTCACAAAGGATGACATCTTGAAGGAGAAAGACACCGAAAAGAGACAGGCACTTATGAAGGAACACTTGGAACTTTTCGGAGTTGAATAAAAACGAAAAGGAGAAACAAAAATGGCTTCAAAGGCAAATCTTACCAAAGTAGCGAACATTGACGGATATGTCCGTGAAATTGATTTCGCTACCCGTTTTGGGCTGAATTGGGACGCCCTCCGGGAAATTCTCGGCATTATGCGTCCGATTCGCAAAACCCCCGGCACAAAGCTCACCTCTTATCTCGCATCTGTAACCTTACAGGACGGCGATGTAGGTGAGGGCGAGGAAGTTCCGTACTCCCTTGCTACTGTAGAACCCGTTGCTTATTCCGACCTCACTCTTGAGAAGTACGCAAAGGCGGTTTCCATCGAGGCGGTTAATAAGTACGGCGCAGCAACCGCAGTACAGAAGACCGACGCTGCTTTCCTTAACGAGCTTACGGGCAAAGTTATGGACAGATTCTACACCTTCTTGCAGACAGGCACTCTGTCCGGCACTTATGCTACTTGGCAGATGGCTGTTTCGATGGCTATCGGTAAGGTAGTTGATAAGTTCAAGAAGATGCGTAGAGACATCACCGAGGTTGTTGTATTTGTCAACACCCTTGATGCATATTCTTACCTCGGCGCAGCACAGGTGACCATCCAGACGCAGAACGGAATTTCTTATGTTAAGAACTTCCTCGGTGCTTCCACCGTTATTCTGTCGAGCGAAATCCCGCAGAACACCGTCATCGCTACCCCGGTTGACAACATCGACCTGTATTACATCGATCCGTCCGATGCGAACTTCGCATCCCTCGGTTTGAACTACACCGTAGCGGGCGAAACCAATCTTATTGGTGTTCACGCAAACGGCAACTACAATACCGTAGTCGGCGAACTATTCGCCCTTATGGGTATGGCTCTTTGGGCTGAATACCTTGATGGTATTGCGGTTGTAACGGTAGACGCAAACCCTTGACGGGTGTCACTCTTGCCCCGGAGAGTGGCACGACGGATTTTTGGGGAACAACCGCAGCACAGATGCAGAGTAATGTAGCCGTAAACGGCGATAAGATTACGGGTACTCTTCACTACATCAGCGAAGGACAGATTGTCCGTGATTGGGGCGAAGGTTACTTCCTCGCTCTTAAGTGGTCGAACATCGCTCCTACGGCTACAAGCCTCAAGGTTGGCATTCAGCCGTCCGAGGGTAGCGGTTATGTAGAAGCAATTGCTGACCCCGACCATAATGGAATGTTTAAGGTTACGAACAAGAACAAACAGGATATCGTCATCATTTCCGCAAACGACGATCATCGTACGCTGCAGAACTGGGACATCTCCGGGCTTGTTCTTGAGCCGAAACAGTAAGGAGGGTTACTATGACAGTTGTTGTAGGAGTTGTAAAGCCTGTTGAAGCTGAAACCGAACCGAAGAAGGAAGAGGTTAAGGCTGAAGAGGTTAAGGAAATCAAGACCACGAAGACTTCCAAAAAGAACTAATGTACGAAAGGGCAAGGTGGTTAAAATGACAAACGAACAAATGCTTGCAATACTTACGGCTCGGACGGGTGTCACGGACACCACCTTGCTACAGGCGTACCTTGATGATGCGGGACAGGCAATCATCAACAAGGCTTACCCTTTTAAGACGGGAATCGAAACCGTCCCGGATAAGTATCAGCGTCTCCAAGTTGAGATAGCGGTGTACTTGGTCGGCAAGATGGGAGCAGAGGGACAGACGCTGCATATCGAAAACGGAATCCACCGCACTTATGAGAGTGCTTCGATTCCGAATTCGATGCTGAAAGCGGTAATTCCTCTTGCGAAGATTCCGTCCCCGGAGGTGACCGCCGATGAGAACCCTTGAACGCAACAAACAGAGTTTCTACTATGCGGTTTACCTCGGCGAGAAAGAGATAATCGATGACTACGGCAGACACACGGCAGAGTACACCACAAGTTACTCTGCGTGGAAGCCGTTTAAGGCGAACATCTCTCCCGCCAAAGGCGAAAGCGAAGCGGAACTCTTCGGTACAGATGTACAGTATGACCGGGTTTTCGTCACCGATGACATTAACTGTCCGATAGACGAGAATACGGTTCTGGCAATCGACATAGCACCCAATGTGAGAGAAACCGCCGATGTGTTGCCGATCTTTGATTATGTGGTAACCAAGAAAGCGAAGTCACTCAATGTGATATCCTATGCGGTTGCAAAGGTAAAGACGAATGATTAATATCGAAGTTACGGGAATGGCAGAAGCCATAAAAAAGTTTGCGGACTTGACGAACACATTTGAACAGAAGGTTAAGCTTGTTGTCGAGCGATTGATGGCAAGGGGATACAATGTTGCGAGTGCGGGATTCAAGAATGCGGCCTATCCCGGAACGAATGATGTAGTCGTGTTAAATCCCGTTTGGGAAGGGGATTCGATTGTGCTGATGGCTGAAGGAGATGCCGTAGCTTTCATCGAATTCGGAACAGGCGTGAAATTTGAGAACTATCCGACCGACATCCCCGGAAGCGGAAAAGACCCATACACGGAACTTGGATTGTCACCCCGTGGAACATACGGAAAAGGACAAGGCAAGAACGAAAAGGGTTGGGTTTATGTAGGCGATGAAGGACAGGGTGGACTCGGATATCCGTTTTTGAGTAAGGGAAGATACAAGATTCTTACTTATGGTAACCCGCCCGCAAGAGCGATGTATAACGCAGCGGTAACGGTTGCCGACAAGAGTCTGGCACTTGAGATAGCACGGGAGGTATTCAGCAGATGATTGATATCGAAAACGAAGTAATCACTTTGGTTACAGATGAATTGTTTGCACAGAATATTACCGCATCCGTCGAGAGTGTGCTGAATCTCAACCCGTCGGTATTTCCTACCGTATGCGTGGAAGAGATTGAGAATTCCTCTTACGAACTGTCAGCAGACAGTTATTCCAACGAGAATCACGCATCTGTCGGATATGAAATCAATGTCTTTACGAATGATGTGAGCGGGAAAAAGCAGAAAGCGAAGAGTATTCTGGATGTTATCGACAGGATGCTGCTTGCAAGAGGTTTCTACCGCATCAGCAAAAACGCTTTATCGCTTGACAACGGAACGAAGTATCGGCTTATCGCCCGGTACCGAGCCAATGTGAGCAGAGATAACACTATTTACAGGAGGTAATAAGGAATGGCTATTTCTACTTTTAAAACCTTCTTAATGAAGGGAGTAGAAAGCGGGTCGGGCATCAATTACACGAAGCTCGTAGATATCAAGGATTTCCCTGATCTCGGCGGTGTGCCGGAGACGCTCGACACCACGACTATGAGCGATCCCGCCCGTACTTTCATCCTCGGTATCCAGGAAACCGAGTCGATGACCTTTACGGCAAACTACACGCTTGAAGTTTACCGTGCCATCAAGGAACTTGAGTACACCATTCAGCATTTTGCCGTATGGCTTGGTGCTACCGTGGTGAACGAGGTTGCCACCCCGACGGGTGTTGACGGAAAGTTCGAATTTGACGGCTATGTTACGGTTACGAAGACAGGCGGCGGCGTAAACGAAGTACAGGATATGACGATTACCATCGCTCCTACCACCGTCATCAAAGAGACGGCGGGCGGTTCTGGCATCGCTTCCGTTAACCTGTCTACGCACTATGTGCATATGGTTGACGGCGATGATGTTAAGATTCACGCCGTTACGAACCCGGCGGGTGAAACCGTCACTTGGACTTCCGCATCTTCGCTTGTTGCTACCGTTGCTAACGGCGTAATCACGGGTGAGGGTGAGGGTAATACCATCATCACCGCAACGATTACTGTGGACGGCGTATCCTATAGCGATACCTGTACCGTAGTTGTTGACGCAGCAGAGTAAATAAATTTCTTCTAGGAGGGTTAAAAAATGAATAAGGATAAGATTAAAGTAATTAAGCTTAAGACCTCGGACGGCAAGGAATACAAACTCGGTTACGACCGGGATTCCTGTGCGAGAATGTCGAGGAAGGGATTTAAGATTGAGGACATCAAGGATGCTCCGATTATCGCAATCCCGAAACTGATATACGGAGCGTTTCTGTTGTACCATTCGGATTTGTCGCAATCCCAGATCGATGAGATTTGGACAGAGGTGAAGGGAAAGGAAGCGTTAATGTATAAGCTTGTGGAACTCTATTCCGAACCCATCAATTCGCTCCTTGAAGAACCGAAAGACGATGCAAAAAACGCAACTTGGGAAGTGGTCGAGTAGACGGCCGCTTCCCGGAAAACGATGGGGGTGAGCAATCACCCCCTTTGTGTTACCACGAAATACTTGAAAGGCTCTGCCCCGACTATATGGCGATGGGTATGACTTGGGATGAGTATTGGTATGGTGACCCCCGTATGGCAATTGCCTACCGCAAGGCGTACGAACTGAAATGCAAACGGCAGAATCACGATGCTTGGCTACAGGGAATGTACATCTATGAAGCACTTGTTGATGTTGCCCCGATTCTCCGAGCATTCTCAAAGGAAACGAAACCTACGCCGTACTCCAAGCAGCCGTATGCATTAACGGAAGACGATGCCAAGAAACGGAAAGAGAAAGAAGAAAAAGAACGAGATCAGAAGAACCAGGCTACCGTTAAGGCTTGGGCAGATCGAGTAAACAGACTTAAATCCGAAAAAGAAAGGGTGAAACCAAATGGCAAATGACATTACCACCATTGGAATACGGGTTTCAGCCAATACAAAACGGGCTGAAAACAACCTTGTTTCGCTCACAACCAAATTATCGGCATTAAGCACGGCTTTCAATCAGTTAACCTTTGCCACGACGCAGATCAGAGGAATCACGGACGCTCTTGTGTCCTTGAATACCATCAAAGGGACCTCGTTGTCGAAGACAATTCCCGAACGGCTTACCGCTCTCGGACAGAGTCTGTTTACTGTTGATGTCAACAGACTTCATATGATTGCGGACGGCTTGCGGGATATCGCCGCTGCGGGAAGCGTGGCAATCCCGATGATTAAGCTCTCTGGAATGGGTGTTCCCGGCGGTTCTGCCGTTCCCGGTACCGCTCCAGAGTTGCCGGATGTTGATACCGCATCGGTTACATCAACATCGGACGCTCTCGACCGAATTAAGGCTTCAGCAGAAGAAGCATCACAGGCGATGGATAAGGTGAAGCGAAAAGCGGACGATATGGGCAAGTCGATGAGAAAAGCAAGCGGGGCCGTGAGCGGGACCACATCGAAACTTGGACAGTTGTGGGCTGCGATGAAGAGAATTGCGACATACCGAGCGATTCGTTCAGCAATCCGAGCGATTACGGACGGATTCCGAACGGGTATCCAGAACCTGTATCAGTTTTCCGCTCTAACGAACGGCGAATTCAAGCAATCAATGGATTCCCTTGCGACATCCGCATTGTACTTGAAGAATTCCCTCGGAGCGTTGGTAGCCCCGATTATCAACGCATTGGCCCCGGCAATTGACATTCTTGTTGATAAGTTTGTCGATTTGCTGAATCTCATCAACAGATTCTTCGCAAGAATCACGGGTGCATCCTATTGGACAAAGGCAAAGAAGTATCCGAAAGAATATGCCGAAGCCCTTGACGGAGCGAATGGTTCTGCAAAAGAACTCCGGGCAACGCTCCTCGGATTTGACGAGATTAACCGCCTTGATGATATGACGAAGGGTGGTAGAGGTTCTTCCGCTCAAGTCCTTGACTACGATGAGATGTTTGAGGAAGTCGAACTGACGAAGAAAACATTCTCGGAAATGTGGGATGACTTGCTTGAAAGCGGTAATAGCAAATTTGCTCTGTTCGCCGGAGGACTTGCATCTGTTCTTGCATTGAAGTTGGGCGGTGCTATGAACGGCGTATTCGGAACGGGAGCATCCACTTCTCTGCTCGGTGGTTTCACCGCCGTCCTTCTTGCCACATTCGGTGGATTCAGTTTGGGTAATTGGTTGTACCACAATGTTCCGGGCATCCGAAATTGGGCTGATGACCTTATGGATAACGGAATGGGTGAATTCATCGACAATGTAATCGAGGGATACGGATACCTTGAGGATTATGCCATCGAATGGGGTGACAAAATTCTTGATGCCGGAGAAGATGCGTGGAACGAGTTTCAAAGCTGGCTTGGTATGAATGACACCACTACGCTTACTGTCTATGTAAACGATGAAGATGCAAGAAGGCAAATACAAGAATACTTGGATTATGTTGCAAGCCTTCCTGTAGTCGTAAACCCGAACACAAACAACACGGCTGACCCCGGTGGTTACAATCCGTATTTGGATACGCCCCCGAAGCAGAACACAAACAACACGGGTGACCCCGGTGGGTATAACCCGAACTTCGACCCCGGATACGATTCCAAGAAGCCCGGAATAACATCAATTGTTAACAGTACCATTGATGCTTTAGAGAAAATCAAGAAGCAGACCACAAAGGCGATTTCGTTGAAAGCGGGTGGCGGTTCTGTTGCAACGGGTGACCTTTTCCTTGCCAACGAACGAGGTCCCGAGCTTATTGCCAAGGTCGGCAGCAAGACACAGGTAGCAAACAACGACCAGATTACCGAGAGTATCCGGGTAGCAACGGCACAGGGTAATGCGGAGAGCAATATGCTTCTTCGTGAGGTTGTAGGCATCTGCCAAGCACTTTTGGCAAAGGATACGACAGTAGTAGCCGAAGTCACCACGGACAGTATCACAAGCGGTTTGGCTCGGCAAAACAGACGGAACGGGCGTACGGTAGTCCCGGTAGGAGGTTGATATGGCAAGTAGTTACGATCCGCACAACCCTATAGAAACTGTGGACGGACATTATGTACCCTGTCCGTCTGCCCCTAACGGGTATCAATGGAGTCTGCAAGATGTATCATCGCCGGATGCGGGGCGAACCGAGGACGGCAAAATGCACAAGTATCGGTTAGCGCAGAAAGTAAAGTTACAATTGTCTTGGAATAACATCGAGACAGAAAAAGTAACGGAGATACTGAATGCGTTTGACCCGGAGTACATTGAGGTTAAGTATCTCGACCCGAAAGCCGGGGGATATGTCACAAAGCAATTCTATGTCGGTGACCGATCCACTCCGATGTATTCTTCCGTGTTGGGAATATGGAGCAATGTAGCATTTAACATCATTGAAGTATAGGAGGGGCGGTATGTATCCGATATCCAACGATGTTTTGGGGTTGTTTCAAGCGGAGCAACCCCAATATGCCCGATTAACAATCGGCAGCACGAATCCGCTCGTGATAGGGAATTCCCGAATCAAACAGGGTGGATTATCTATCAACCGCTTCTGCGGTACGGGAGTAGGGAATACGGCATCTGCGGAAGCCACGATTGTGCTTGACAATCACGATGACGAATACGAATCCTATTCCTTTGTCGGGAAAGAGGTGTTCATCGAAGTCGGAGTCGAGGACGCAAATGAGGTGATTCAGTATGTGCCGATAGGCTACTTCGGGATAGACGAATCGCCACGGAAACTGTCGCAAATCCGCATCACGGCACTTGACCGAATGATGTGGTTTGAGCGGGAGATCGATTGGACACAGTTGAGCTTTCCGTGTACGATCACGGAACTCTTGGTGGACATCTGCACGGAATGCGGAGTTACTTGGACACCCGTGACGCTCACGAATGGAAGTTATAACATCACCGAGACACCTTCGGTAGCGGAAACCTATCGTGACCTTCTCGGATATATCTGCGAGGTGGCGGGATGCAACGCTTACTTCGATGCTTCCGGGGAGTTGGTGCTTGATTGGTTCTCCTCGTCATCGGGGTTCACGCTTACCACGGAGAACAGACGGAACTCGGACATCTCCGAGGAAGCGGTAGTCATCACAGGCGTTGTGGTGGAGACGGAGACGGAGAAGTATGTTTCGGGAAGCGATGCTTACCCGATAACAGTATCCTTGAATCCGCTTATCACGCACGATTACCAATCGGTTGCGGACGCTTTGAAGAACAAGTTTTACCACTTCACCTACAAGCCCTTTAGCACCTCTGCTTTGCCGTATCCGCATTTGTTCCCGATGGATGGTGGAACTTATGTGGATAAGAACGGAAACAATATCCATATCAATCTTACCGATTGGACATTCAAACTGAACGGGTACACGGAGTTGCGGGGCAAGGGCGATTCCTCGGTGACAAAGACCTATGCGAAAGCCTACGGCACGGAGAAGGGTGTTCCGATGGACGAAGCGATTGAGATTCTCCGAGCGAACATCATCCGAACCGCCGAAGTCATCAACCAAAATATGGAAACCCTTGAGCAGACGCTCACGGGGCAGATACAGGCGGTGTCCTCGGAGTTTGGGGAGTACAAGCAAGAATCCTCGCAGAAGATAGAAGCGAACTCGAAAGGAATCACGCAGACCTTTACGGACATACAGACGATTAACACGGCGGTTAATGTCATCAACCAAAACAAGGCAGACAATACTGACTTGGTAAGCCTGTCGGGTGATGTCGGAGAAAATACGGAATACAGGCAGACCACAGAAGGAAAAATACACGCCGGAGTTTTGTGGTATGAGGGAAGCACTCCGATATACGGCGTTGCGATTTCACAGGGCTTTACATACCAAACCATAAATGGAAACAAAACCATCGTAAGGCAAGGTTTTTATTCGACCTACACGGCAGAGGAATTGGCGTTTTATGTTGGCACGACAAAGGTGGCGTATGTATCGAACAATCAGTTGTATATCACGGACGCAAATATCCTTACTTCTGCTCGGATAGGAAATTACATCCTTGCGGACGAGGGAGATGACGGGTTTACGATTAAATGGGGAGGTAATTCCTAATGGCAAGAGAATGGTATAGTAAGCCGATTAACTACTACAACAACGACCAAACCAAGCCGTATACTGTGGTTGTCGGCGTTACCACGGGTAACTACAACAACGGCAATCCCGACACCTATGTCAAGACTTGGATGGAGTATTACAAGATTCCTCACACGGACGCAGATGAGTTGGCAAACCAATCCCGTGTGGATGTGAAATTGTACTCCCAAGTCATTGATGGTGGTTCTGATTCTGGTATGTCGATTTGGACAGGTGCGGAGAATTTCGGTTATGCGGGATGGGATAATGCCAACCGCTCATCCTATTCCTGTACCTTTGATTTCAACGACAAGAAGTTGAACAAGTTTTTCGATGGCATCCTCACGATTCCGCACCTTGCGGACGGAACGAAAACCATAACCTTACAGGCGGGATTCAGTACGAATGGACGCACCTCTGCCATCACGGGCGGTTCTACTTCGGATTCTGTAACGCTTGATGCAATAGAGGTATATAAGGCTACCGAGATTGCATCTGCCACGGGATTTAATTATGGATTTCCGACCACACTTGTCCTTGACCGAAAAGCATCAAATCTCCGTGAAGAAGTTTGGTGTTCCATTGGAATGCATATCCAAAACATAAAGGGAACGGCTAACGCAAGCACAAACCTGTCATTTACGATTGACCGAGAGTACACGCCGAACACGGCGTATCCGTCAACGGCAACAGGTACTATAACTGTTCATACATACAACGGGAGTACCCTTATCGGAACGAAAACCGCTTCCTATTCGTGGTCGATTCGGAGCGATGATACGGCAAACTACATTCCAACATTGGCGAACAATCCTGTTGGTGACATCTACAATGATATTGTTCCCGATTTGGACACTAACCCAAAAACGGCGGTGGTATACTATTCAAAGATTAAGGTGACCGCTTCCAAGTCGGATATTACAACGCAACAGAACGCAACGATTGCAAGCCGTAAGGTTATCTTCGACACGGGGCAAGAAGTTTCCGATGTGGATGCTTCCACTTATACTTCTAATGCAATCAACACCGCCGGAGAACATAAGTGGGTTTATGAAGTAACAGATTCCCGTGGTTTTAAGTGTAAATATAACGGAAGTGGGATTACATTCATAAACAGTAACGCCCCGACATTGGAAAATGTGTCTATTTATCGTGGTGACAGTAGCGGGAATCCATCTGCTACAGGGACATATCTGTACGCACAGGCAACAGTAAACTACGATTCTTTGGGCGGGCATAATACGATAACGCTCACGGGTACTGTTGATAACGGAACGGCACAGGCGATGACGAGCGGTGTCCGCAAGACGCTTAAGTCGGACGCATCCGCAACAACGGCATATCTCATTACTGTCACCGTTTCCGACCTCCTCCGCTCTCAAAATGTAACGCAACAGATTCCGTTTTCCGATATGCCGTTTAATGTCCGAAAAGAGGGTAATGGTGTTGGAATTGGACAGTTAGCACCGACAGGAAGCGACCACGATAATGAGGCGAACTTCGGATATAAAGTGATTGCAAACAAGAGTATCAGTATCAAAAGCGGGACGCAATACAACACCGACCATATTGATTACGAGAATTTTGCATTAAAATTTTATCCAAATGCTTCTATGCAAACTCCATCGGCAAAGTACGGAATGGACGGAGTGGAGACAGACCGTTCTTTGATGACAGGTGAGTATACTGAAAAGCATCTTGTAACAACGGGAAATAACTCAACGAGCGGTTTATATGGTTCTCTCAAGCGATACAATGGCAATACCATTTTGAAGCAAGGTGAAGTTGCCCTTGATACGGACGGGCTTCGGTTCTCGCAAAATAGCAACGGAAACTATTATCTTCCCGAATATCAAGCCCGTGCGATTTATGCTCCAACGAAGTCGATGATTGACGGTAGATATGTTCTCACCTGCAACCTTCTCGATTCCTCGCTGATAGAACAAGGCTATTTGACATCTTCGGGTGGTGAAGGCACAGATGCGTCAATTATTCAGACTTATGTCAAAAGTGATTTCTTTGAAGTATCATCGAACACCACATACACCTTTTCAAGCAATCTGACGGAATATGGGTTACACTTCTTTGAATATGATTCAAGCAAGACATTCTTGCGGTATACAAATGTAGGGCAAGGGTTGACCGCACCTGTCAATTTTGCAACAGGAGCAAACACGAAATACATCCGAGTACAGATAAACAAGTATCACGGAGTGGTACAAGTCACAAGTCCTTCGGACATTACTTGGGCGCAAGTTGAAAAGGGAAGTAACGCAAGTAGTTATGTACCTTGTACAAGAAGTGGGACGGAAATTGTCGAGAGTCTTGATGACATCAACACATCAATGAAGTGGATTCTCCGCAACGGACAGACCGCAAAAATGAAGCACCAACCTTTGACATACTTTGGAGTAAAACTGTTCGGATATGTCGGTGGTTATGGCGGTGTAGATTTATGGATTCGATGCACCAACGGAAGTTTGACAGTATGGGACAGAGATGCGAATAGTGCTTGGTCAAGAACAGATGTATTAAATATCGCATACAATTCAGCAACAGGAATCTTCACATTCTCTTGTGGACAATACGGAATATGCTTATTGCTTTTAGGTTGTTAGGTAATCCCCTTAATGAAGGGGAGGAAAGGAATCCCCATCGAGTCCGAGGATGCCGATGAAAGTTCGCCTTCTGCGGAAGGAATGAGAAAGGGAATCCAACGCATTGAAAGTGTTGAAAAGTTAAATCAAAAAGTTAAAAAGTAAAATTTACATTTTGGGAAAGGAGAAGGAAATGTATTCGGTAACACCATTACCAAAGAATAACCTTTCAGAAGTATGTGAACAGAAATGCTTGTGCAGAAATTGTGCAAGGCAAAACTGTTTGGAGTGCGTCAAAGAGTGCATTCCTTGCCAATCTTGTTCAGGGTATATACCAAAACAGAAAAGCAATCTTGGGAAGGAGAAGAAGAAGATGAGGTGAGCAAAGCAAGTGAGAAAGGGAATTGACACGGAAGCCCTCTATGTGCTACTGTTAAGACAGAGAGGGAGATACTTAAAGGAGGGAATAAATTATGATGAACAGTAAGACCTATGACACACTTAAACTGATTGCTTTGCTTGCAACACCCGCAATTACCTTTATCTGTGCCATCATTAACATTTGGGGCATCCCTTACGGGGATAAGATTATCGCTTCGCTATCGGCACTTGATGTCCTTATCGGTGCTATCGTGGTTATCGCAAAGAAAATCTATGACAAGGAAAAGGAGGAAGCCGGAAATGATGAAAGCAGATGAATTCGCCGGAATTGCGGAATCGTTCTTGAATGTTCCTACTTGTTACTTACTTGGATTTTGGGGACAGTACCTCTCCCTTGCCGAGTACAATCGGGTGAATAACCTTGATGGCATTAAGGGCAAGAATGACAAATTCAACAACAAGCGGTTCTGCGGGACTAATGTGTTTGCATTTGATTGCATCAATTACATAAAAGGTCTTTTAGCGGGAACGACCACAAAGAAGCGTGTCGATTACAACGCAATCAAGAATTGCCCCATCGGTGATTGCCGTAATGACGAGTTTCTTGCGATGATGCAGAAGAGCGGGGTAAAGCCGAAGGACGCTACAAGGGGTATGGGACTCGCAACGAGCGGACACGCGGCAATAGCTCTGGGCGGTGGAAAATGGATTGATGCAAATTTCACAGGATCACAAAACGGCGTAGCGATCCACACAACAGGAATAGATCAGTTTACGGCCGCCGGATATATTGACGGGATTGATTACACAGAAGCTTCCGATATCCAGATCGGTGACATTATGGAGATGGAAGTCTACGAAATCCGAGACGGATTCGCTTATGGCAAAGTACCGATTTCCGTTCCCGTTCCGAAGCAGATTGAACCGGGTAGCAAGGTTACCATCAACAAGGGAGCGAAAGCTGGTGGAACGAACCCCGATTATCGTGGCAAGTACATTAACGAAGCATACACGGGCGGGAAATTTGTGGACACGGTTGACCGCATCGAAACGCACTACGGCAACAAAGAGGCACTCTTAAAAGCCCTTATCACTTGGGTGGCGTTAGAATCGCTTACCCTTGTAGAGTAGGGAGAAAGGGGGCAGAGATGGATTGGAGCGTAGTAATCGTAGCGT